CATGGAAGATATAAAAAATAAAATAGATGTCCATCAATACACTGCTGATATTATAGGTGTATCTAGACAAGATGCAAAAGCACATACATTTAAACCTTTGTATGGTGGTGTAACTGGTACAGAAGATGAAAAAAGATATTACACTAAATTTTTAGAAAAATATAAAGACATAAAAGAATGGCATGAAAAATTACAAAGTGAAGCTATTAGATTTAAAAGAGTAAAACTACCAACAGGTAGAGAATATTCTTTTCCGTATGCAGAAAGAACACCTTGGGGTGGATCTACATATGGAACACAAATAAAAAATTATCCTGTACAAGGTTTTGCAACAGCAGATATTGTACCACTTGCATGTATAAATATACATAAACTTATGCAAGAACAAAAGGTAAAAAGTTTACTTGTAAATACAGTTCACGATTCTATTGTAGCTGATGTTTATCCTGGTGAAGAAGATGTGATGAGTAAAATATTTAAACAGGGCACAGCAGATGTAATACCTGCACTTAAAAAGTATTACGATATTAATTTTAATGTTCCACTTGACACAGAACTTAAAATAGGATATGATTGGTTAAATATGAAGGAGGTAAAATAATGACTTACTTAATAATTAAAAAGTTTGATTTAAAAAGTAAACACGTTAAACCAAGTTATACGATTGTGGCAACAACTGATGATATATCATTGGCAAATAAAAAGTTAGTTGCATTAAATTTATTAAATGATGATGATAAAAACTATTCGTTTTATATCACAGAACTTAATGAAGATACTCTTGTATTAACCGAAGATATGCAAGCTGCATAAAACAAAAGGAGAAAAAATGGCAAAAGAAATAGAAGCCCTTGAGACTTTAGATGAGTATTCTGATGAGCAGTACTCTGCTTTTCTAGAATATACTGCACTAAAAGATCAATGCATAATAGAACCAACAACACTATACATAGATAACAACCATGAATTTTTTTCAGAGTGGTCATACTTTGCAAGTGCTGATGGATTAGATATTAAAGCAATAGATGGAGAAACAAGAATATGTTAGATATATTAGGCAATACATTCTGGATTATGGTGTATATAATAATGGTCATAGCATGTTTTACAGGAAAATAATGCTTGACAAATACATAAAAATATGGTATACAGTTACAACTAAAATGGAGGACAAATGTCTGATAATAACTTAGTAAATATAAAAGGAATGTCTAATGAGCAAATAATGCAAGCCATTGGACAAGATGATGGTTCTAATTTAGGTAGTAATATTCCTAGACTAGCAATCAATCGTACACCAGAAGATGATGATGGTAATCAATTACCAGTTGGTCACTTCTATACTTATGATTCTAACATAGGTCAAAATGTTTTTGGTAAACCAGTTACATTAAGACCATTCATAAGTGCAATGCAATATATGCACTATGATGCAGAGAAGGGTGAGTATATAAATAGATCTATTATATTTAAAAGCTGGAAAGAAGAGGCTATAGATATACTAGGTGGAACTAAATGTGGTAAGATACCTTTCAAAGAAAGGTCAACTCTTACTCCAGAACAGTTAGAACAACAAAGAACTATAAGATGTTATAAACTTGTATATGGTTTATTATCTTTTAAAGATGGTAAAACTGCACAAGGTAATTCACATAATATAGAAAATTTACCTGTTCTGTATAGAGTAACTGGAACAGCTTTCTCACCTGTGAGTGCTGCTTTAGATCAATTGAAAAAAAGAAAAAAACTTATGTTTAATTGTACTTTTTCTCTTGAAACTAAAAGGCAAAAGAAAGGTGGTAATGTTTTCTATGTGCCAGAAATAGGAGTAAATGCAGATGCTAATTTACAACTATCTGATGCAGATATGGAAACATTGAAAGTGTTTCAAGAGTCTATTGATACTGAGAACGCAGAAGTTGTTGATGCTTACAATACTGCGAAGACTAAAAAAGCTAATGGTTCTGATAAGATAGATGCCCAGATCGTTAATGATATGGATGATGAACTTCCAGAACAAGTACTTGCTAAATAATGAATAGTATATTATTAAAAGTACAACAGTACTTAGACTCGGTGTCTAAAAAACCTGTAAAGCTAGACAAACAGTTGGTGCAGGAGTTTGGTGAGGCGTGTAAAAACGCCTTACTAAAACAGTTTGAAGATGAGAGAAGTACTAAATTTGAATTAAGAATGTCTAATGTTGGTAGACCTTTGTGTCAATTACAGATGGAAGCAAAGGGTATAAAGGGTGAGGGTCAGCCATATAATGTTAGAATGAGAAATACATTTGGAGATCTAATTGAAGCATTAGCTACATTTGTAATGAAATCAGCAGGAGTAAATATAAAAAATGAACAAAAAAAAGTTACATATAAATTTGAAAACGAATCAATTGAAGGTAGGCAAGATGTTGAGATTGATGATAAAATCTGGGATATTAAAAGTGCGTCACCATATTCATTTGATAAGAAGTTTGGAGAGGCAGGTGGATTTACAGAAGTTGTTAGAGACGATTCCTTTGGATATGCAGCACAAGGTTTTCTGTATAGCGAAAGTCAAAACAAAAAGTTTGGTGGCTGGATAGCTATTAATAAATCTACTGGTGAGTGGACAGTTTGTGAAACACCTTCTTCTGTAGAAGAACATAAGAAGAAAGCTATTGATACTGCTAAAGAAAATATTAAAGCAATAAAAAGTAGTAAACCTTTTAAAAGATGTTACGATGATGTTGCAGAAACTTTTAGAAGTAAACCTACTGGTAATAGAGTTTTGGGCTTTGTGTGTTCATATTGCCCATACAAACTTCCTTGTTGGGGGAGTGGATTGAAGTTGTTACCGCAACAACAGTCTAAAGGTAAAAATCCTAAATGGGTTTGGTACACTTCTGTAACAAATCCTAAACAGGATGATACCATAGAGAATGGTGGGGAGTAGTTTGAGGGGTCTATTTCTCACCAACTCTATATGATGTTATATTTTGTAGTGTTTAAAAATAAAAAAGATAAGGAGTATAAATTGTTTAGTAATGTTTTATTTGATAAAGAAAAAGATGCAGAGCACTTTGGTAAATCTAGTATGAAAAGAGGTTTTGAACATAAAGTATTAGAGTACGATAGTGAAAACCATAATAGGTATTGGAATGAAAAAGACAGATAAAATTAGTGCAATAAATTCAGTTAAGGTAATAGTAAGTCCTTGGCAAAAAGGTTTTACTTGTGGTATTATAATGGATACTAAATCTAAAATGACCACAGAGCAATATGAATTATGTTCTACGATAGCTAGAGGCATGATAAAAATGGCAACCAGTGACCCTCATTCAACGTTTCTGTGGGGACTTCGTGGATTTGCTGAAGATAAGAAAAGAAATGTTAAAGATTTAACAGTGAGTTCTATTGCAGAATTTGATGATGAGTCTAATGTTATTGATTTTCTTGAATACTTAAAAATGAAACGAGATAAGGAGTTAAACTAATGGCAACGCACTTAGTTATAGGTGACCCTCATTGTACACCTAAAGCAAACAATGATAGATTTCTGTGGGCAGGTAGACTAGCAGCAGATTTTAAAGTTACGCATGTAATATGTATGGGTGACTTTTGTAGTATGGATTCTCTTTCAAGTTATGATAGAGCAAAGAAATCATTTGAAGGTAGAAGATATCAAAAAGATATGGAGCATTCACATGAAGCATTATCTTTGTTTAATAAAGGATTAGGTAAACATAAACCTAGAAAGATTATGCTACATGGCAATCATGAAGATAGGATTGATAGATTTGTAGATGAGAATCCAGAGCTAGATGGTACACTAAAAATTAGTGATCTTAAATTTAGGCAGTATGGTTGGCAAGAGATACCTTATAAACAAATGAAAGTTGTAGATGGTGTACACTATGCACATCATTTCCCATCTGGTATTATGGGATCAGCTATATCTGGTGAAAATATTGGTAGAACTCTCTTGACAAAACACAAAGTTTCTGCTACAGTAGGACATAGTCATTTGTTAGATTATGCTGTATCTACATTACCAAATGGTAAAAAGTTACATGGACTATCTGCTGGATGTTATTTAAGTCATCCAGAACATTTTGCTAGAGATACACAACACATGTGGTGGAGTGGCCTAGTAGTTAAAAGAGAAGTAAAAGATGGTAATTATAATATAGAAACAATTGATATTAAAACTATTAGGAGAGAATATGGAAGAAGATAAGTCTTGGAAAGATTATGTATTTGAAGTACCGATAGATGCTAAGAGAACATATAGGTATGAGAAAGACCATAGTCATGATATGTCTTATGAGAATGAAAGAAAGCATGACAATGTGCATTCACCTTCTCACTACAAACACGGTAAAAAAGAAACTATAGAAGTTATACAAGATTGTATGACAGATGATGAGTATCATGGGTACTTGAAGGGTAATGTTTTGAAATATGTTTCTAGGTATAAATTTAAAGGTGAACCTTTACAAGATTTAGAAAAAGCTAATTGGTATCTAGGAAGATTAATAATGGAGGTAAAAACAAATGGGTCAAGTTAAACAGGCAATACTAGAAGTAGAAGATTTTGTATGTGGTTGTTTGCGTCAAGGTAGGACGTTAAATCAAACTATACGAGATGCTAGAGAATCTTTAGCAGCAAAAACTAATCCTTATTTTGATGATGAGGAATTAGTAGAAAATAAATACTACCAATTTAAAGGAGCAGAATAATGTTTAAAAGAGATATGCTGGATGCTTTGAAAAAAAAGTATGAAGCAGAAGTAGATGTAGCAAAAGCTACAATACAAATATACCTAGATAAACCTGTAGGTATAGGAGAACATCCACAGTTTGCTGAAGAAATAGATAAACAATTAGAAGCAATAACATGTGCATGTGATAAAATAAAAGCAATAGATAAATATTATCCTGATGAGGATGACATACCATTTTAATAGGAGGGTAGATGGATAAACAAATACAACCAAAACAATATCTTATAGATTCTGAAAAGTTAAAAGATATTATGAGATATTTAATGACTAGACCTTATGGTGAAGTTGTTACAATTATGAATACTATATCAACACTTACACCTTTTGACCCTAAAGGTGGGGAGAAAGATAATGGAAAAAAATAATTTAGATAAATATACTGGTATATTATTTGAATTAAAAATAGGGTTAAATAAAGATAATGCTATTGTAATTGATTATGGTGGTAAACCTGTTGGTAAAGTTAGGGAAGCATTAAAAGGTTATCCATATCATGGTAATTTATGTGCTGCTGTAATCAATCATGCTAATGCTGTTGGAAGAAAATTACAAGATGATATCAAACAACTTATACAAAAGGTTTAGAAAAATGTTTTGGCATAATAGAATTATGGATTTTGTTGAGAGATGTACTTCAAGATTTAATAGTTATCTCTGGACAAAAAGATGGGGTGATAGATCATTGTATCAATCAGACCAAAAAAAAAGACACCTAGAGTAAGTACTCTAGATGTCTTGTGTT